GGATACAAGCAAGGATATTACCCGCAAGGGCGGCGATAAGATCACTTCTATCAAGCCGAATTTACAGGAAAAGGTTGCAAATAAGGTTGCCGGAATGGTTGATGTTGTTGCCCGTATCGTTGCGGATGGTGATGTTAGAACCTTCAATTTCAAGAGCAATGAAGTTATTTTCGGCGGCGGTAGATTGAAGGTAAATGCAAAGGATATTCCGCTTGATGTAACCGCCCTGTTCGCTGTTTATGATGAAGCGAATAAGAACGCAGCTTCCGGGGTAACGGCAGCACCCGCAGCAAGTACCGGAAGAAGCGGCAGAGGTAGAAAGAAGGAAGAAACCCCTACCACGCCCGCAGATAAGCCGCAGGACAGCCCCGAACAGGAACAGACGGTAAACAATACCCCTGATGAAGAAACCCCGCAGGAAGCCGCAGAAACGGCGGCAGAACAGGCAGAGGAAACCGAACCTGAAACAGCAGCGGAAACCCCTTCCAATGATGAAGGTGCAATGAATCCCCCTGAAACCCCGGCAGAGGAAGAAAAGCCCCGCCGTAAGCGTAAAGCAAGAGAATAAGAAAGGTAGGTAAAACACTATGAACAATCCGTTTGGGCTTCCTGATGAAGTAATGACCGCTATTATTACGGCGGTTATGAATCAGCAGACACAGGCAACAAAGAACCATAAGCCGGAAAATCCCTTCAACATTGATCCGGCTGCAATGGCAAAGAAATCCGCTTCTACTGCAAAGCAGCTTTATGATGCTTATGTGGAAGCAGGGTTCACACAGGAACAGGCTTTTGAATTGGTTAAGGGTATCTTGACCGCAAGAAAACACTAATAAATTGAAAGGTTAAATAAGGTGAAATATTATGGCTAACATTTGGGATGAATTCGATAAGGCGATTGATACGGAAGGTTTGGCGAAGGATGTTGAAGAAGCTGCTGAAAACGGCGGTAGAAGGGAAGTTCCCCATGATACTTATGAAGTGGCAATTAACAAGCTGGAGCTGACGAAATCCAAAAAGGGTGATCCTATGGTTACTTGCTGGATGAAGATTGTTGAAGGCGAATACAAAGGCAGCCTGATCTTTATGAATCAGGTGGTAACACAGGGCTTCCAGATTCACATTGCAAATGAATTCATGCGTGCTTTGGTCGCAGAAATGGAAGAACCTATTGATGTGCAGTTCAAGACCTATAAGCAGTACGGCAATATGATTATGGATATTGCGGAAGCGATTGATAACGCCTTTGAATACAAGGTTCGTTATTACGATAACAAGGGTTACAACGCCTTTGAGATTGAAGAAGTCTATGTTTTAGAAGATTAAGCTGCAAGGGTAGCACCGGGGGAGCAATCCCCCGGCAGCACCCGATTTGAAAGGGGTGAATGAATTGCTGTTTTATGACTTTGAGGTTTTCAAGTATGATTGGCTGGTTGTAGTTATGGATATGACCGCAAAGAAAACCCATGTAATAATCAATTCACCGGAAGAATTAGAAGCCTTATATAAGGCGAACCAAAAGGAAATTTGGTGCGGGTTCAATAGCCGCCATTACGATCAGTACATTTTGAAAGCGATTCTTTGCGGTTTTGATCCAAAGAAAGTGAATGATTATATCATTGTCAAAGGAAATCCCGGTTGGAAGTTCAGCAGCCTTTTCAGACAATTCCCGCTTTATAACTATGATGTGATGCTTGGAACGGATAGGGGCTTGAAATCCTTTGAGGGGTTCATGGGAAACGATATAAAGGAAAGTTCAGTTCCCTTCGATATTGACCGCAAATTGACGGAAGAAGAAATTGCTGAAACCGTCAAATACTGCAAACATGATGTTGAAAACACTATTCAGGTATTCTTGAAGCGTGTGGAAGAATTCAATACCATGTTGTACTTTATTAAACACTTTGAACTTCCTTTTGATTACATTTCCAAAACCAAAGCCCAACTTGCCGCTGAAATATTGGGCGGTAACAGGATGGGGGAAGAATTTGATGATGAATTCCAATTCCCTATTTTGGAATGTTTAGATTTGAAAAAGTATCGGCATATTGCCGATTGGTATAGAAATCCCGAAAACCACGATTATTCAAAGAAGCAGAAGGATGAAATTGTTGCGGGTGTTCCCCATGTTTTCGCTTGGGGCGGCGGTCATGGTGCAAGGGCTAAATTCCACGCTTCCGGCGTATTCATCATAATTGATGTTACCGCTTACTACCCTTCTTTGCAGAAAAAATATAAGTTCGGGTATAGAGTAATGAACCACCCTGAAAACTTTGAGTTCATACACGATAGCAACATTGAATTCAAGCGTAAGGGTGATAAGAAGGCAAGACAGCCCTTCAAAATTATGGATAACGCTATTTCCGGTCAGATGAAGCAGCGTTCTTCCGCTTTGTATGATCCTATGAGTAACAACAGCATTTGCATAAACGGTCAGTTGCTTTTGCTGGATTTGGTTGAACACATTGAACCGTATTGTGAACTTATTCAGAACAATACTGACGGTATCATTGTGAAGCTGAAAGATTACGAAAAGGATTTTGATAAGCTGGATGATATTGTTTACGAATGGGAACAGCGAACCGGAATGAAAATGGATTTTGATACTTTCATAGGCGATATATACCAAAAGGATGTGAACAATTACCTTCTTATTGACCGGGAAACCGGGGCAATCAAAGCAAAGGGCGGCTATGTAATGAAGCTGAACGATTTAAGCTATGATTTACCGATTATCAATAAGGCGTTGGTTGATTACATGATAAAGGGTATTCCGGTTGAAAGAACTATCAATGAATGTTATGAATTGCGGGAATTTCAGCTTGTTTCCAAAATCAGCAGCAAATACACCCATATCATGTACGGTAGCAAACCGCTGAAAGAAAAGTGTATCAGAATTTTTGCTTCAAAGTATGATTCTGATCCGGGTGTAAAGAAGGTAAAGGCAGCAACCGGAAGGCTTGAAAAGCTGACGAATTCCCCGGAACATTGTTTCATTTGGAATGATGATGTAAAGGGTGTAAAAATCCCTGATAAGTTAGATAAGCAATGGTATATCAACTTTGCAAAGAAAAGATTAGCAGATTTCGGGGTGATGTGATGGACGATTTGAAAATTACTTACAATGACGGACACGGGCAAATGACAATTCACATGAATTTCTTCTTTCCGTGTAGTCAGGAACGGTTTAAGAAGCTGCTGAAAATCATTGATCTTGATTGGCAGCACAAAGAACAACATATTGAAAATTTGAAAGTTCACTTTCAAAAAAGAATTGCTGATTTGTCGGATTTGCGAAAAGAAAACGGCAAAATCTATTTTGACAATAAGCAAAAAGCGGCTGATACTCAAACGCTGATTGACAGCCGGAAGCACCCAAACGGCTTACCCGTTTCAAAGGATGAATTGAAACAGGCAAAGGTTGACTTGAAAGAATATAAGGCAGCAGCGAAAAAAGCCCTTTCGGATGCTAATCAGAACTTGAAATTCAAACAGAGATTTGAAAAATATTTAGAACTTTTGTAAAGGGGTGATTTGGATTGTTCTTCAAAGGTTATGTTGAAACCAAAGATAAGAAGTGCATTGAAAAATTCAAGAATAGAACGGATTTCAAGACCTTTGAACAGGTTCAATCACTACCTGAATTTGCGGGCATTTTGGCAACAGATACAATTTTGGTAGATATTGATGATTCTGAAAGTTCTGAATTACTGTTCAAAGTGGTTAAGGAATACAGCCTTTGTTGCAGGGTTTACAAAACAAGCAGGGGCAAGCATTTCTTATTCAAGAACAGCGGAGTACCAACAAATAAGACAGGCTGCAAACTGGCAATAGGTGTAACCGCTGATATAAAGATAGGAACACGCAGTTCCTATGAAGTATTGAAATACGGCGGTAAAATGCGTGAAATCCTTTATGATACCGCCGAAAATGAGGAAGCCCAACCCCTTCCCCGTTGGCTTCATCCGGTAAAATCCAACATGGAATTTCTGAATATGGATGCCGGGGATGGGCGAAATCAAAGCCTGTTCAATTATATTCTGACCTTGCAAAGCAATGATTTCACGGTTGAAGAAGCAAGGGAAACAATCAGAATTATCAATAAATTTGTGCTGAAAGTACCGCTTTCTGATGATGAAATTGAAACAATCCTTCGGGATGATGCTTTCAAAAAGCCCGTGTTCTTTATGGGTTCAACCTTCCTGTTTGATAAGTTCGCAACCTACATAAAGAACAACAACCATATTATCAAAATCAACAATCAGCTTCACTTATACCGTGATGGAATTTATGTTTCCGGTTTAAGTGAGATTGAAAGCGAAATGATAAAGCACATTCCGCAACTGAACAGGGCGAAAAGAACGGAAGTGCTTGCATACTTGGATATTATGATCCGTGATAGTGTGAAAGCAGAAGATGCAAACCTGATTGCTTTTGAAAATGGCTTATATGATATTGTGGATGATTCCTTTATTGAGTTTACCCCGGATCATATCATTACAAACAAAATCAGGTGGAAATACAACCCGGATGCTTATTCAAAGCTGGCAGATGATACCTTGAACAAAATTTCCTGTAATGATCCGCAAATTAGGGCATTGCTGGAAGAAGCGATTGGATATTGTTTTTACCGCCGTAACGAATTAGGCAAAGCCTTCATTCTGACGGGTGATAAATCCAACGGTAAAAGTACATTCCTTTCAATGGTTCAATGCCTGTTGGGTGATGAAAATATTGCTTCCCTTGATTTGAAGGAATTGGGGGATAGGTTCAAAACCGCCGAATTGTTCGGAAAGCTGGCAAATATCGGTGATGATATTGGTGATGAATTCATTGCCAATGCTGCAATTTTTAAGAAGCTGGTTACAGGTGATAGAGTATCGGCAGAACGCAAAGGGCAAAACCCCTTTGAATTCAACAATTATTCAAAGTTCCTGTTTTCGGCAAATAATATCCCCCGTATCAAAGATAAAACGGGTGCGGTGCAGCGGCGTTTGATTATCATTCCGTTTGATGCAACCTTTTCCGCTTCTGATCCTGATTTCAACCCGTATATCAAACACCTTCTGAAAACAGAAGAAGTAATGCAATACC